GAGTGATGAAACGTGATGATATATTAGAGAAAGCTAAGGAACTGATTAACGGAGATCGTAAGAAGGACTATGGTGATGCTTGGTTAAATCATAAGAGGATTGCAGATTATTGGTCCAACTATTTTGACGACGAGGTAAAATTTACACCGACTGACGTAGCTGTTATGATGATCTTGGTTAAGATTGCCAGAGTTCAGAATTCCTGCACAGACGATAGCTTTATAGACATATGTGGATATGGCGCTATTGCAGGAGAGATTTCTCAAATTATGGATTGGAAGTAAATCATGGAAGAGTATATAGAAGAAGCTTACTTCAAGGCTTTGGTAGACGAAGGACTAGACCCTGATGTTCTGTGCTTTATAGAAGAGATGGCAGCAATAAACCACAGAACAGTTACTTACTTTATCATGGAAGCTCTTGAAGATTTCAAAGCACACTTGGATCAAAATGAACAATTCTCAGAAATCACTTTCACTTCACACCACTGAAACTAAAGTATGCTTAGGCATATGCAAGCTTGAAGGGGATGTCTGCATAGGGTGTGACAGAACCATCGAAGAGATTAAACGAAAAGGAGAAAGCCAGATATGTACGGAAGAAACTCAGTAGGACCACTAGTCAAACCATGTGACGATCTTCACGCTATGAAGTATCGTCTTCAGAACGAGAGCTTTGAAGAAGCCATTAACAGACAAGCAGGAGTAATGTCGGATGATGAAGAACATCGTAGGGCGTATAAAGAGATCACTATGGACATGCGGTTCCTCGCTGCTGGCAGAGTCCAATCTGCTATGGGAAGTCCGAGGGATGTTACGGCGCTTAACTGTTTCGTCAGTGGAACAATTGAAGACTCTATGGACTCTATCATGCAGAGAGCTTCTGAAGCGGCTGAGACAATGCGTCGCGGAGGTGGGATTGGCTACGATTTCTCTATTATTCGCCCTCGCGGTTCTCGCATTGTATCTCTTGATAGTTCTGCTAGTGGCCCTGTATCGTTCATGCACATCTTTGATGCGGTATGCAGGACGATAGTATCAGCGGGTCACCGTCGTGGTGCCATGATGGGTATGCTTCGTGTTGATCATCCAGACATTGAAGAGTTTATCCGTGCTAAGAAGAACGACAAAGACCTGACCAACTTCAATGTCAGCGTGGCTGTTACCGATGAGTTCATGAGGGCGGTGGAGAAAGGTGGTAGCTTTGATCTCCAGTACAGAGGTGAGAAGTACCGTACCATCGATGCTCGTATGCTGTGGGATGAGATCATGCGTAACAACTGGGACTGGGCAGAGCCGGGTGTGATCTTCATTGATCGTGTCAACGAGGACAATCCTCTGAACTACTGTGAGACTATCGCAGCAACCAACCCCTGCGGAGAGCAACCTCTGCCTCCCTACGGTGCCTGTCTTCTTGGTTCATTCAACCTTGTTAAATATGTTGAGGATGGGAAGTTTAACTTCAACAGGATGAAGGCTGATATCCCCCATGTGGTACGTGCTATGGATAATGTCATAGACCGTACTAAATATCCCCTTGAGGAACAGCATAAGGACCATCAGGATAAGCGTCGTATGGGTCTGGGTATCACTGCCCTAGCAAACACCTTCACCCTTCTAGGGATGTCCTACGGCTCTCCTGAGTCCATTCAGTTGACGAAGAAGATCATGAAGACACTGACCTACACAGCCTATGAGGCAAGCTCTGATCTTGCAGTAGAGAAGGGATCGTTTCCTCTGTTTGAGGAAGAGGGTTATATGGCTAGTGGTTTCATCTCTCGACTGCCTAAGGACTTGCAGGATAAGATACGGAAGCAGGGTATTCGCAATAGCCACCTGACTTCCATAGCACCCACAGGTACGATCAGCTTCTGTGCCGACAACGTGTCCAGTGGTATTGAACCTGTGTTTGCCTATGAATACGACCGCACAGTTCAGCTACCTGAAGGTCCGATTGTGATGAAGATGAAGGACTATGTGTGGAATATGTTTGAGAAGAAAGGAGAACAGACGAGCGACTTGACGACTGACGATCACCTCAACATTCAGATTGCAGTTCAACCGTTCATTGACAGTGCTTGTTCAAAGACCATCAATGTCGGTGATGCTGTTACGTTTGATGAGTTTAAGGATGTATACCTGAAGGGATGGAAGGGTAAACTCAAGGGTGTTACTACCTTCCGACTAGCCGGTAAACGCTATGGTATCCTTAACGTCAGCGAGGAGAAGGATACTGATGAGGGTGCAGCCTGCTTCATAGACCCTGAGACAGGCCAGAAAGAATGCGGCTAAGTTTTCTTCCGCTTTCTACCTGACGCAGTGACAGACCAGTTTACCCTGCCGGGACCAGTTTTTTTCTTAGCCTCCATCTTGGATATACGTGAGGCTACGGACTTAGGTCTACAGGCAGGGTAAGCTCGTTTGTCGTTCTTACCGCTGCGCCCACAGGGCTTCCCTGTCTTAACGTCAGTCCATTCCTCACCAAACCATTTGCCTAGACCACCTTTAGCCACGTTTCCTCGCCTTCATCTTAGCTGTCTTCGATAGTTCTCCGAAGTGGTACAGACGTTTGCTGGTTTTGCCATGAGTTTTACCTGAGTGTAGCTGACCGTTAGGCATCTTATGCATACCACCCTTGTGTTCCGTTCCATCTCTGAAGTAGTGCTTTACACCTTTAGCCATCACGCTCTCCTTTTCGCTTTTGTCTTTCTCTTGACACGGTTATCGGCACCTCGCCAAGTTCCACCCATTCTCTTGTATTCCTTTGCAGCCCAAGCGTTTGCATAGGCAGACGGATATACCTTGAACTTTCGTTTAGCCTTGGCTTTTGCCTGTGACCATTTAGATGGGTCATTGGGTACCGATTTACTTTTACTCATCATCATCTCCTGAAAACGTCAATGGTTTTTTAAAAATATCTGCTACTCCAGCACCAGCTTCTATCAAGTCACCTACACTTTCCTCAGGTTTCAAGTCGGCTATGTATTCTGTAACAGCGAGATCAGCCCTAGTAGCTGAACCAGCGCCACCGCCTAGTTTCCTCCCTGAAGCTGTTTCAAGAGACTCAGCAACAGCTTCTCTAGTTTTAGCATCGGAAGGAATGCTGACTTCAACATTCTCTCCCTTTTCTTTTTTAGCTATCTTTAACAGATCAAATTCTACAGGAGTGGTAACACTAATCATTCTACTGTCTGCTAAAGGAGCTTTAAGACTTTTGTTTACCTTTGGAATGTTAAGAAGATCATTTTCATCGCTGACTATAACAAACATCTTTCCCTCAGGTTTAACCGTAGTTACAACATTAACGCCGCCCAAGTCAACAGCGTCACTTTTAAAACTACCCATCAACACGGGAGACTCGTTGTTCTTAAGAACACCTTCTACATTTCTTATTTTAATGTTAGGTACTTTTTGCAAAGCCTCTAGGAGTTCTTTGTTACTATTGAAACCACCTTCAGAAAATACTTCAGCAAGTTGTCTCCTGTTTACCCCTCCTAAAATTTTCCTGTTCTTCCTGATAGGATCAATGAGTTTACCAGATGCACCTGCGGAAGGGTTTCTCAAAGCAAGTCTGTATTTCTTATCAGGGTTTACATTCCAAGCACTTGAAATTTCTCTAAAGGCTACGTCTGTATCTGAACGAGATATAGCTGGCACCATGTTTCCGCCCGCTTCTCTTACAGAATCGAAGTAGTCTTGAGGTTTAAAGTCTGTAAACTTTCTGATAGCCAGACCCTCTACTTTTTCTCCTAGTTTTGAAAGACCTCTTCCGTACTGCTCATTATAAAGTTGTTGTGCGTTGACTGCTCCCATAACTTTCTTGAGGGCTGATTGTTTATTTTCAGTAAGTTTTTCTTTTCTTTTTTGCAAGGCTCTTACCTGACCATAGTTTCCCAAATCATTAGCAGCTTTAATTTTCTCCTCAATGATAGGAAGTTCTTTTGTTGCTGTATCAAACTCTTTCAAACTTAACTTAGCCCTGTTCGTCATTGCCTGTGTTACGCCCTGCCTCCGTGCGGCAATAGCTCGGGGACTTACCCTAGTTACAGCTTCATTAGTCAAACCTTTTACAGCAGCTTCGCCTAGACCAAACATCCCACCCGGTCCTTTTCCGTAGAAAGCTCTTATAAAGTTAGGGGTATTTCCTAAGCCCGACTCTGCGGTTTGTTTTGCCATTTCAGAAAGTATGTTTGAAAACTGACTTGCCGTTTCAACACCAACGCTTCTCAAATATCTAACAATTTTATTGAAAGGGAGAGCATTAAGACCTAGTGTTGCTCCAGTCCCTAAGCCGGGGTCTTTATAGAAGTCATAACTATCCACACCAACGCTAGTAGTCGTTCCTAGATATGGAACCATAGACGTGGCTAGTTGAGCTTTTTCTTTTGGAGACATTTCAGAAAGAATTTTATTAGCAACTTCTGAACCCGTTAGTCCCAGCAAACCTGCCTTAACAAAAGGAGTTTGCATAAACGCCTGACCAAGTTCTTCTCTAAACGTAGCCATCACTTAGCCTCCTCAGGTGGGTCTTGATACAAAGGTCTAGACGCCTGTTCTTTCATGATGTTTCCAAGCTTTGTTCCTAACATATTTATCTGTTCAACAGTAAATCTTTTCCTTCGAAGCTCTTGTACAAAAGATTCAGTAAGGAGATTATCAGGAACGTAAGCAATATCAAACCTGTCTTTCTGATTGTTTACTGTTTTATTTAGTTCATTAAGAGAAGCTTGGAGACTTTCTATCAGCCTAGGGTTAGCGTTGGCTGTAAATGATCTGGTAGCAGCCTCAAGAACACGAGGGATACCTACCCTTTCCTGATCCACTACCTTCTTTTCATTACGCCTTCTTATAACTTGAACAGGCATACTGGCAAAGTTCTCTACTTTTCTACTCAGTTTTCTCATTGCCTGTCTACTGCGTTCCTGACTATCTCTGTATAGCTCTGCAAACTCATTCATCTTTTCTTCAGTCAACAACTGAGGCTCCAGTTGTCTTATCTCATTCTGAAGACGCTGTTTAGAAGCAGTCAAGGGAAGCATATCTTGGTACAGGTTGTATCCCATTTCCAAAGTAAGGTTTCTTGTTCGAGGACGACTACCGGTAGCTCCCCAGAAAATTAAATCGTTTTCATTCAAAGGTCTTCCGTTTGCCCTTTCAGCCCTTCCTAAACCCAGCAGTTCCTCCGCTGTTTGAGTTTTCGCAAACTCATCTATAATTTTATAACTTCCGCCAGCGGTTATAGGTTTAAGAAGAGTTTCTAAACCGTTTGAAATTTTTTCTTCGGTAGTTATACCTGCATAGTTTTCATATACAGGCTTACCAGTTCTGTTGTCTACTCCGGTAAGAACATTCATTCCTGCCTGTACAGCAATCTTAGGAGATACGAACTGTCCTAACGCTACATTTAAAGCTTTCCCTAGAGGGTCTTCTAGTTCCTCTTCTGACAGCGTTTCACCCCCAAAGATACGCCCAGTGAGAAGCTTTATGGGACGGACTATCTGGTCAAAGGTGTTAAAAGCGGCAGAGTTAAGAGTTCTTGTTTTAATGAAAGGTTTGTAATTTTCTTTCTGTTCTTTAACACGCTGGGCTATAAACTGTTTGTAGTTTCCTTTATACCCAAGCCTCTCTTTTATATCCGGCCAGTTATCTTCAGGAAACTGTGACTTAACAGTTTCAGGAGTAATAGCTTCAGCACCTAATTCATCTATATGAACAGGTTCCATATAAACATCGTCTGATCCAGCAGACCACTCAGGTCTTAAAGTAGCCATAACCTTACGATGTTCATCTGTTATGCCGTACACGTTTCTAGATTGAGTAAACAGTTGATCCATGCCAACAGCAACAGCGGACAGACCAGCAAGCCTTCGTAGTCCTGTAGCTGCCTGACGCATGTTACCTGTTCTCAATCCTTCTTGAAGGTCACGAACGCCATACTTGGCTACGTTCTTTGTAGTTCTCACGAGTTCTACAGGAAACAGGGTGTAGTTACCTACCACAGGAATTCTAGAAAACTGCCTGAAGAAAGCAGGAGCAGAGCCGTAAGTTGGCATGGTGTCCCTGACAATGGTTGCCGCTCTCTCGTTTATCTGTTTTGCAGATAGGTTGGGGAACATCGCTCTCTGTGCGGCTACTTCAGATTGAAAAGCAACAAGCTTTCCATACAAGTCTGGTTGTCCGTAAAGCCTACCAGCCTTTTCCATTGTTTTAGAAAAAGCCCTGCTTGCTATGTTTCCCTGCTTGTCTCCAAAGATACGTGCATTTTGAGCAATCATTTCGCCGGTTACATCTTGGTCAATAACTCCAAGACGTTTAAGCGTAGCTAGTGTTTCAATAGCTCTAGCGTCTTTCTTGATAACCTGTTGAGCTAGGGTGTTTATCTCTGATATAGCCCTCACATAGTTTTTAGGATTAAATCCATGACCATTAGCTACCATCATCTGAAGCATACCTGAGGTATTCAACAGGTAAGCAGGAGCATCTAGAGTAGTCTGGAGAGCCTGACCAAAGGAGGATATCTTAGACAGACCCCTCATTAGACCACTTGAGTTATTAACGTCGTATACATCAAGACCCCTTGAAATCATACGTGCAAAGTACTCACTAACTGCGGGGTCTTCAAGAATTCTTTTGTTATTAACACCTCCAAACTTACCCATAGCATCTCGCATCAGTTCACTCAGGTATTTATCTCCAGCACCGGCACCTTCCTTAAAAGTTTCCTTACGAGACGGAAGGAAGGGAACAAGACCGGGAAGCTCAAACTCTTTCCCTTTTGTCTGAGAGGCTATCCTCTGGATATCTTTGTAGTACCTAAGCTGAGATAGTACCTGACCTTGAGCCAAGACGGTCGATTGAATACCTTTGTAGGGGTCGTCAACCTGACCTAGAAAAGCTCTAAATTCTTCAGGTAAGTCCTTTCTTGCCAACAAGCTCTTGGCATTTGCCTCTGCAACAGACCTAGCATGTCTATCGCTTACACCATCAAACAAGCTACGATGCCAACTACCCTCAGTACCCCTCATGTTTTCAATGATGTTGTACATGACGTTAGCTCTCTGGCTTCTTGAAAGCTCATCCTCTGGGTCTATTAGTTTTATAACGCCATTGATCCTGTTTTCAAGAGAGGCGTCTGAAATAGTCTTTTTATTCTCATAAGCAAGGATTGCCTCTTTCATTCTCTTGTTGTCTTTAGGACTCAGAGCAGAAGAATACTGACGTGTTACATAGAAGTCCTGACCATCGGAACGAACTCCAAAGTTTCCATCCTTGTACCCAAGAATCTTTGCAATCTCAGCCTCATTCTGATTTATCAATACCTTAAAATCATCCACCAGTTCTTTTACGTTAGGGTTTATGTCACCCTTTCCTGTATTAAAGTAGGATTTAAAAACATCATCAGAAACTCCGTACCTCTTCTGCGCTCTCTGGAGTTCTTTAAGACGGAAGGTTACCTGAGTTTCAAAATACTTACGGCTGTTCTGAAGACTCAGAGCAGCTTGCATCATCTCATCATCGTCACCGATTCTTGGCAATGCTGCCCTTGAAGTAAGAATTCTACCAGTTCTCGTATTGATGTTTGCAACTGTCTCCGTTACAGGACGTAGACCAGAAGCTATACGCTTCCCTAGTTTAGTTTTGGCCCCTGTCTTAGCAGCTTCCATAGTTGCCTTAGGACCATATTTAGCAACTGTGAAAATTGACTGTACTACAGCATTCAAAGGAAGCTCAAGAAGAGCCGCATCTCCGTACTGTTTCAGAACTTTAGTTCTTTCACTGTCAGTTTCTGCAATGCGAAGTTCATTGGCAAGCTTTACAAATCCATCACCAAAAGGAATTTCTCTGGCAATGTAATCAAAAGTTTCTGGAAAGTTATCAACCAGTTCAGCGGATAGAATCAAGTCTTCAGGGCGAAGAGCAACATCTGCGGCAATAGAGGTAGCAGCAGTTCCCGTAGCAGTTCCTGTTCCTATAAGAACACGTTGCCTTCTTGACTGAAAATCTCTAGCCTTACCTCCCATCTGCTTGTTCATTTCAATGGCAATTTTCTTTGCCTTAGGAGCGCCAAACCTGTTCACAAGAAGTTCTAAAGTGTCTTTACTTACCTGTCTTCCAGCAGTAACAAGACCCAAATAACTTACGAGGGTAGCAGCTAATTCTTCATTTTCAGTAGTAGGATTAAGATTGTTTATAAAGGTAGAGACAGCCTGTCCAGTTTCAGATTGTTCTATCCTTTCCGCAGTTTCTGGAGCTAATACTTTTGTAATGTTTAGAAAAGTTTCTGGAAAGAAAGTTAAAAATTGTTCACCAACCTTTGCAAATATTTTACCGCCTGTTGCCCATGATTTTCCAAGTTCAGTTTGAGCGTTTGCAATCATTGCCATGTTATCAGAAGTTTTAGCCCTGTCAGCTATTCTTGAAAGAGCCTCCATTTCGCTCTTGAAGGGGTCTTCTGTTCTTAGTTCCTGATCTTCTGAAGCTTCAGGCGTAGCTGGAGTGTCTTCAGAAACAGGTGTTTCTGGAGTAATTTTTCTAACCACCCATTTAGAGCCGTCCCATATTGCTACCTCTCCTTTGTCGTTAAAGGCAGCATCTGTTGGAACCCACTTATTGTTCTCTAAACGAACAGCTTCTCTTGTTTCCGGGTTGAAAGCTGTATCAGACATTCTTAACCTTTATGGACCAAAACCGGGAGGAGGGGGAGGAGGATTTTTCTTTTTTCCTTTCTTAGGTTTTGATCCAACAGTTTTACCGCTATTCTTAGGAAATGTTTTGGCAACTGCTTGAAACCCTGCGTTTCCTCCTCCTGCGTCAACCCAAGCTTTTACTGCTTTTTCTATCGCAGCGTTTATCCTGTTACGACCGGCGGTATCTAGAGGTTGTCCATTTAAAGTTATACTTGTCTTCCCAGTTATATCAGTTGTAAACGTAGCATTTAAAGATTCTGCCGCTGACTTTCTTATTGCATTATAATCAGCAGCAGTCATTCCAGAATCTTTAGCTGCTTTAAGCAAATCTGCGTTTACTTTTCTTTCATTTAGTTTTTCTTTCTTCATGGACTGAGCCATAGTAAGAAACTCTTTGGCTTCTTTCATGTAACCTTTTTTAGCCAGAAGAGCAAAACCCTCACGCATTTCGTTTTCATTGATAGTTCCGTCACTAGCATAGTCTCTAATTTCTTTAAGTATTTCAGCACGATCTGCATCAACCTTTTTAGCCATAGTAAGACGAGGGTCTTCAGCGGCTGTTTTACCAAAGAGTCCCATGCCACTTCTCGTTAGGTCACCGACACTCTCACGCATACCTGCTTGCGCTCGTGCCATAGAAGCAACAATCGGGTCCATACCAGCACCAGCGTCTTGAATACGCTTGGCCCTTTCAGCCTCCATCTGTAGCATTACCCGTGCAGCATTGTTCTGCGTATTAAACAAACCATTTGCCATTTCTTTTTCCTCGTTAAATTTTAATTAGAATTGATCGCCGGGGTCAGTGTCATTTCCAGCGGCTCCTTCGGCCTCTCCTCCAAAGCTATCAAGAGACGGACCACCCATTGTTTCGCTACGGCCACGAGTTCCTTCACTAAATCCAAAGTCAAGTGCGCCTGTATCAGGATCATAAGATGGGCTGTCGATGCTAGGCGCTCCTAAATTTGAAGGATCAAACTCAGGACTGTGGTAACCCGGAGCAAAGCCAAAGGGACTTGTAAAATCAGGCATAGCTGAGAATTGACCGGGAGGTCCACCAAAACCTAAGGTATCAAGAGCAGAGTTTGTTAGCTTTGATATAGGGTCTAAAGGACCAACTGCTCCAGTTATTCCCATTAAGCTTCCAAAATCAAAGGGAGAATACGCAACTATACCTTGAGGTGTGTTTATACCTATAGAAGACCTGTTCTGACCAAATAGACCTCCAACATCTCGTGTTGCTGCCAATCCTGCCATTTCTCTGCTCATCATATCAGCAATATCAACAGCAAAACCAAGTTCACTTCTAGTTACGTTAGGTTCATCTTCCCCTAACGTTTCGGGATCAGGAGAAATTGTAGTTACGTTAGCTGCGGGATCGTAAGCTACGGATATATCGGTAGCAGCACTAAAGGGATTACTAGCTCCTGCCATATTAAGTCCCGTACCTAAAGCCACAAGAGGAGCGGGAGCAAAAAAACCTAAAGCCTTACCCATCATAGCACCAAACTTTGCCCCCGCAGATTGATTAGGGCTACTCATAATGGCATCCTGCACAGCCCCCGGAGTTGCCCTTTCAATATCACTAAAGAATGAAGGAGCTTTCGTACCAAACAATCCTTCAAAACTTAAATCAAGTCCAGTAGCATCTTGAACTGCATCTACCGCAGCTTGTTCCAGATCAAAAGAAAGAGCGTCGTTTATAGCCTGTTCTATGTCACCTAATCCAAACAAACCCCCAGTTGAGGATGTTGTTGAAGAAGGTGCTGAAGGAACTGAAGCAGTTGAAGTGGTGTCTTCTGTCTCAAGACCGCCATCTAAAATATCTTGAAGAACTTTTTCAAAAGTAAGTTCTTGCTCTTGTTCTTTTTTAGGGGTTTCTTGAGTATCTTCTGACGTCGGTAGTCTATTAGAAAACAAACCTTGGCTCAGAAGATAATTAACCAGAAAAGGGGAAAGGTCGGTAGCCATTACGTTTCCTATTTTTTTAACCTATCAATTAAAGAATTTACTCGTATTGTGTTACCAATTCCAGACGCTAGGGTGCCAAACAAGCCGGGGTCTTGTGCCGCAGTCTGAGCAAGAAGACGCTGAGATGCTGCCTGAGACTGAAGACCAGACGCTGCAACACTACCAACAGTACCACCAACACCACGGCCAACATTAGCCTGTTGAATCGGAATATCAAGAAGACCAACAGACTGAGCAATATCACCACGTTCTCTACCGAGAAGAGTGTCAATCAAAGACTGTGCTTGAGTAAACCCAGCGGTTCTACGCTGCGCTCTGGACTTCTGAATAGCTTCTTCAAGCGCCCTCTGTTCTTCAGCACCACCAGTACCACCAAGGCGTCCCTGTGCAAGCAGACGTGTTTCTAGGTCGGTTCTTGCCTTGTCCTCTTCTTCCTGAAAGAAAGGCTGCATTTGCTGATAAAACTGTTCTCCTGCTGCAAAGGGGTCCATAAAGGCATATTCAGCAGCCTGAGTGCCAAACATGCCGCTACGGCCAAGACCACCTTGGTAGATATCCGTAAGCTCTGGAGAAAGCGTAAGCAATGCAGCTTGTTTATCTGGATCAAACTCCGCTATACCACCGAGAGATGCTACAGTGTAGGGCGTAGCAGCATCCGTTGCAGCCGCTGCCGCATCTCTAGCTGCCTGTGCTTGAGCCTGAGCAGCGTCCCGTGCGGCTGAAGCTTGCTCTCGTTGACCGAAGAAGCTTAGTCCTGCACCTACTATATCAAAAAGTGACATGTCTTTTTCCTCTTAAAGTTATCTAACTTTACCTTGTTTGGTAAGAAGCGTTGTGTTAATCAAGCTTGAGTAATGACCATCTACGTCAAACGTCATCTTAAGTCTAATTGTTTTACCCGCTCTGGCGAGAGATACTCTGTATTCTCTAGGACTAGCAGCGGGAGCATACTTAGCTGCTCCGTATAGCGAGTTTGCAGCACCATATAAAAACGTAACTGCATTGCTGGTTAGGTTAAATGTTTTGGAAAACTTAGAGTCCTCTTCGTAATCCTTAGAAATCTCTACAGTAGCCGCTGCTCCCTCACCACCTGTAATGGTAAACAAACCTTGCTTGAGTATCTTGGTAAGCACAGGATCACCGAAGTCCAACCAAGGAGTTTGAAAAAGCCAGTTGTAATCACTATCAACATCATTACCACTACCATCCAAAGCTACATCATAGTATTTTTCGTATTCTGCAACAGAGTCCGATAAGCCCATGTAAAGCTCACCACTTAGGGTACTAACGGCACACAGAGGGTTATCTTTAAATGTCCAAGTGGTTATTCGGGGAAGCGCCCTTTTGCCCACAGTAAAATCAAACACGTATGCTTTGTTATCGTCAGGCATGAAGGTAATTACAATACCTTCTTTTTGGTAGTAAACACTCTTGATGTTAGCCACGTCTGCCGAAGACAACAGCCTTGTAAGGTCGTTACGCACTGTAAGAGATAGAGTTTCAAGAGGAGACTTACCATCACTTTGCTGTACACGAGAAAGTGACTGAAGACCTTCGTAGCTTAAGAAAACTACGTCAGAGTCTACGTATACAATGTTATCTCTACCTGCTAACCCTACATCTCGAATCAGTTCGTCAAGAACCATAGTAGCTGGGTTGGTGGCACCAGAGTAGATAGCAATGTTCTGTTTACCAAAGATTACTATTTTGTTTTCAATAGAGCCTAAACCAACTATCTCATCATTACCCCAAACAGTTTTTAGATCAAGTTGACCAGCGGCACCTGTGTTTAGTTTCTCACCTATTAGGTTATCAGAATAAAATAAAGTTCCCTTTGCTTCAGTTATACCACCATAAAATATCCTACCAAACTCACCAAGAGCGCAGTTGGGATCAAAGGTAGTTACTCCAGAAGGAGCAACATATGCTGCTAAATCGTCAATATCATTCCAGTTTGTTCCGTCATAATTGATAGCCTTATGACCTGCCTGTACACCCCAGAACTCATTGTTAAAGTTTATCCACTGCCAGTTACTATCGGTAATGGTTTGAGGGCTTCCTGAAAAAGTTTGAGTAACTAAAGTATTTGGAGTAGCAGCAAAGTTTAACTTTACAACGGTTGCCCCAGAACCAGCGTAGTACTCTCTAGTACGATCAGATTTAACAAACTCTCCTATAGATTTTACAGGAGATGCCACCGCAGTTGTAATTTGTTTTATACCCTTCCTTGGACCCATACGACCTTCTAGATCGTACACTACGTTATTAGCCTCAGTCAGAAACTCAGGACCAATCGTAGAACTTTGAGTCTGGGTATTAAGTCCTTTAGAACCTATACCCTTCAGGATTACTGGGGTAACTGGTTTAGCTGGCATACCACGTTGTCTCGTTTACAGTTCGGTTTTCATCTTGTACAATAGCATCTCCAAGAGATTGCTGAAAGCGTCGTAGAGCAAGGTCAGAGGTTGTACCACCGTCTTCTCCACGTTCTGCCAGAGCTAGTGAGTAAGCTCCAAGAACGATGATATTTTCAGGAAGAGTAAAGGTATCCGCAGCTAACGTAAGATCAGCCTGAGGAATAACTGCGTGTACCTTAATATCATACACTGCGTCTGGAGTAGGCCAGAAGGAGATGTCGTTGTCATTCAAACGGTAGTAGCTGGGGTTAGCAGTTTGAGTATCACCGATGTAAGTCAGGTTATAGAAATGTGAGTCACTAATCTGCTTCAGTTTGTTATCGTTTGTGTTGTCTATAACCTGCAAGATACGTGTCCTATCGGTTACGTTAGACATATCGTAGGTAGCTGTAGAAGCTGCCGTGGTTACTGTTTCAACAGAACGTAGTGCAGTCCAGTTCCAAGAATCCTCGGCAATATCTTTAGCCTCGTTTACAAGCTCTCCAATGAGCTTCTGATAAGCATCTACTTCAGATGCAGAAGAGATAGCCCCAACCCAATCAGAACCAATGGTGTCCTCTCTAAGCCTCGTTAAAACCTTGTCTATGACAGTCCTATAGCTCATCAGTTAATTCCTCATCTAAAAATAGCTGCCGCTCTGCTTCTCTTCTTCTCAGCAAACCGGGAATAACTCTTTTGTTTGCATACTTCCACTTAAGAAACTCATCAGCACAACCGAAGTAATCTTTTCTGTTTAGCTTCATTCTTGCTGTGCTTCGTTGAAAGGCTCCTGATCCTATGTTGTAGACAAAACTAGCTAAAGCAGCTAACTGGTTTTCATTTACTGGTACTTTAATCAGGTTCCCTAACCTGTTTACCGTTGTCTTTAAGTCTCGTTCCATCAGACCAAACGCTTCTTCTTTTGTAACTGGCCTGTGATCTCTGGTAACTCTGCTTCCGTCTAGTCCGTATATTGATCCTACACCTATTGTCCAGATACCAGCTACATCTTTGTAAGGTTCAGAACGAAAACCTTCGAAGCTTTCGATTAACTCCAGACCTTTTTTGTTTATCATTTAGACCACTTGCTAACCAAACGTTGACCAAACCAAAAGCTGATAATGACACTAAAGATACCTATGATTTCATCTGACCACAGCTTGTCAAACAACTCTGCGCTGATAAGACCAAAAGCTGACAGGAAAGTCAGAAGGACAAACTCAAGAAAGAAAAAGTAGGTAATCAAAGGACGTACCGTAGCAGACAGGTTGACTACCCACTGGCTAGCACGTTTAGCGTGTTCATCGGCATTCTTATGTACCGCTATGTTAGTTTCACCTACACTGGTAATTACAGCTTCATCTCTACGATCTTGAGACTGTTGAGCCATAATCTTAAGTTCATGCTCTTTGTCCCTGACATCCTGCTTGCCTTCCATGTACATCTTGAAAAGACCGGGGCCAGTTGAGGTAGCAAATCCAAGAAGTGATCCTACTAAGCTTAACATTATTCTGCTTTCCTTTCGTTGGCTACTGGCGGATGTTTTCCATTGTGCATGGCATATAGCCGGTCATAATTTTTTTCAAGCTGTTTAACATTAGTTAGCATTTCTGCTAGTTGCATGTGATCTCGTCTAAGGTTTTCTGGAGAAGCCATCTTAGCAAGAATATTTATGCGTTGCTCCTGAGTTTCTGTAGAGGTATTAAGTTTGTCACACCTGCTATCCATTTTTCTTAGACGTTGTTCTACGTCTTCTAAAGCTTCTGATAGTTGTTTTATTTGCATTTTAGCTACAGCACTGGCTCCAGCTACACTAAACAAGACACCTCCTAAGGTTAATACGGTTCTTAAATCAATCGCTCCTTCCATACTTAACCTCTTCTTTAGTAGCTTTAGAAGTTACAAACTTCCAGTCTGTTCCCATAAAAACTAGACAAACTGCTCCGTTTAGTTCAGGAGGAGATAGTGTAAGAATCCAGTGTCCTTCAGAAGTAACAGACAGTTTAATCAAAGCTCCTTCTCTAATTCCGTAACCACGAATCAGTTCAGAAGGTTCAAATATCTGACTTTCTTCTTTTCCTATACAAGGTATTTCATTTGCTTTAGCTGTGGTAGAGTAAACCGCTAGAGTTATTAAAACAAAAACCCAAAGAAAGAAAGATCTTCTTATCATTAGTCAAATCCTACATTGTCAGGTTTGCCGATAATTTCAGCAAATTTGCGATAAGGAAACCCCCTATATTTATAGGTTGCAGGATCAGCTTCACTACGCCATGACCCGTAGGAACCATATTCAGCAAACATTTCATCAAACTCTTTGCCGGTCATATCAGATAAAACTTCACGGGTTTTTTCATAACCGCAAGGAAGGCAAAGAAACTTTTGATCTTCAGGCCGATCACAGTCACATCCAACTGCCATTAACGCCTGTAAGTCAGTAGGAATCGACTCTAGTTGCTCAAATCTACCAGACAATGTTGCAGCAATAGCGTCGTGATTAAACGCTTCGCCTTTTGCAATAGGGTCTAAGGTACGAGAACCTGCAAAGTAAACATCAACACCGTCCGTTTCAAAAACATCGCGCAACCTTTCATAACTATCTGTTGCGGTGTTTTCTAAAGATATGCCAATTACAATTCCATCTGGCAAATGCCTGTCGATCAAAGATTTATAACCAGAATAGCGAGGTTCAAGAATTCCGAGGTTTACGGTTTCAGTAAAACCCTCGCGGATTGGAACTTGATTTTCAACGTAGCTGTTAGGCCACTGAACAATTTCAAACGTAAAATCTCGAACATTTGACTTAAGCCAATTAACCATGTTTTGCGCTGCAGTTTTTTCTCGTGACCCTCGCCACGGATCATCCGTTACATTATCAAGCCACTCCTCTTCGGAATAGGACGCAATAATTTCATGATCCGTTTCAGTAAGCCAACGGTGAAGTACATAAGTAGAATTTACTCCTCCAGAAAAAGGTATAAGAACTTTAGCCATTAACTTGTTGCTCCATAATATGTACCTGATCCGCTAGTCGTAACAGTTAAACCGCCTTTATTTACAGCTTTACCTGCCGTTCCTCCAGCGCCCCCTGCGCCACCCGATCCGGCACTTACCGTAACATGACAGCCGTTGCTGGGGGTACTTCCGCTGCTACCCGCAGTTCCAGCAGTTCCGTCCTGAGCGCGGCAAGATGCGCCGCTTGATCCGGCTGATCCTGCTGATCCTGTAGACCCGCATGTGTTTCCCGGTCCACAACTATAACCGCCCTTTCCGTCACTTACCTGAGTTGCCCGACAGCCTGCCGATCCGCCTCCGCCAGCACCACCGCCTCCCCCTGAGCCTCCGCCCACATGGGTGCCATTATTAACTACTGCATAGGTGCCACTGCCGGACGTTATTTCAAATTTAATAGCGTCGGTGCCATTGCCACCTGCGCTTCCCGCTGAGTTTGTCCCGCCGTTGGACCCTTGCGCCCCGTCAAATCCACAGACAGTAGCACTTGATGCAAGATTAATGGTTAGGTTTGACGCTGCATTTAGCGCACCAGTTCGAATTGCTGGGTTACCACTCGTCGCAGTAATAGCAACGCCACTAGCTATGTTTACAGTAATAGCTGTTGTATCACTTCCTGCATTGTATCCCGCAGCGGTTGCCAATGTAAGAATATTTACATCTGACGTGTTTGATGTAATGTCAAGCGTAATTCCACCACTAACAGAGTGACCGCCTTGTACCGCAGGCATAAACATTACTGAAGAGCCTTAACAGTCAATGCGGAAAACGTGGTTGATCCGTCGTTATACCTTGTGATGTACATGAAAAATTCATGGCCGTCTGTAGTCGTAAGGTCGTCTCCATCAACCTTGGTAAATCCGCTTGTAGTTATAGTTCCGGCTGAAGCATTGTTTTTGTACAAAATTACCATTGTAGAGTTGTAAGCAGGAGGGGCAAGAGTATGCGCTCCGCCGTTAACTGCGTGTTGAAAATTAGACGTGCGTGGGTCTGGAGTAAAAGTACCACTGCTTTTGGTTCCTGCATCGCTGTTTGCAGAAGTATATCCAACGGTAAGTTCATCAGTAGTGTCAGCTTTTAACGTGTCAGCATCAAACTGTTGAAGAGTTACACCAAGGTCAGCAGAGTCATACTTAGTGTTTACCGCAGTTTGAACAGCACTAAACTCAGTGTTAAAATCTGCACCAGAAATAATTTTATTAGAGTCAGAATCGGCTAGAGCATCTTTGCCAGACCAGCTAACTTGAATTGTATAATCGCTCATTTGTTACCTCTTGTGTTTAACTTCGTGAAGAATATCTAGCTATTCCATACAATGATTTACTACTACCGTAAAGAGCTTGGTCACCATCATCAAAGGGCGCTCTTTCGTCTTGTCGTTGGTTAGAAAGTTTTATAAACAACTGTTGCTTTGACCACTTAGGAGTCTGTGGTTTAGGCATGGGTTTAAATAAAGGTTTTGTTCTTCCGCGTGGCATTAGGATATCCTAAGTCTTTCTCCTGCCCAACGAGCAAGGTTTTTCTTTTTCTTTTCCTCTGTCATTTTTTTCTTTTTCTTTTTGACAAAGCTACCGGCTTTTCGATTTTTAACAGGTTTCATAGTACAACACCATATTCCTTGTTACGTTGTCTAACCAATTCTAAAAGCTTGTCTCGTTCCTTATCCCACACTTCTTTTAGCATTTGAGTGTCTACTTTAGGATTGTCATCAATAACTCTGTTTACTTTTCCAGTAGGAGTTTTAAGTGCTTTTGTAACTTTCTTAATTTTTTTATCTGGAGGGGTAAACAATCCTCCTTTGTAATCTTTTAATGCTACGGTGTTTGGAACTTCACCTTTTTCATTTGATTTGTTTCCCGGTGTTTTACCGGAGGCTACCGAAGGAGTTTCAAAAGATTTTTCTTTAATAGGGTCTAGGTCTTCTTTATCTGAAAGCAACGATAAAATGTTTTCAATATCTGCCGCTTCGTCTTCAAACTCTTCAGTATCTTTAAATTCCAATTCGTTTTCTTCTAAAAAACTATACAACTCTTCCATACTTGCGGCAGGATTAGCTTGTTTAAAAGTCTTGGTAAGCAATTCTTTATATAGCTGTGCTATCTTGTTTTTAATCTTTTCCAGTTCTAGATTGTAACTGGTATCCGATAAGGCTGCTTCAAGAGTAATCATATTAGCTTATCCTGTATAAGGGTGGGAGTCCCCAGCCATTAGACCGGAGACTCCCTAGACCTACTTAGGTAGCAGGTACAACAAAGGCAATACCAGCGTTGTCGCGGAGTTCCGCAACACCGTACAGCGTATCAGCCGTAAACAGGTCACCGAGGTATTCCTGCTTGTACTGGGTCTGCGAACGAACACCCATTTGTTCGGCAAGACACAGAGCATCTTTGTGCATCATGACACCAACGCGCTGGGCATTGGAGTTGATGGACGGGCAGTTGGACGAAACGTAAACGTCCATGCCGTAGATGCTACCGATCTTGCCGGTCTTGATGGCGTCACCGTTACCAATGAACTGCTGTTCAGTGAAGCGGTTGATGCCGAGCATGTCGTTAGCAGCAATCGGAGGAATAACCATGCAACGGTTATCCGAAGGAACGTCAGCGTTATCCAGCTTGAGGATCATGGCACGAATACCAGCATCCGTCAGGTCAGAAGCGTTTGAGGAGTTACCCGTGTACAGGGTCGTTCCATCACCACCGATAACAGCCTTTTCATAAAGAGCCGCACCTGTGCCGCCTACTGTTCCGCCCTGAAAGCCTTCAGCAAGCGTAAACAGGTCCGTATCAACCTGCGTAGCAAGAGCATAGCCAGCGTCGTCGGTGTAGAACCGGCGAAGCGACTGAAGCGCCTGAACTTCCGTGATGTCTTCAATCAAGACGGAATATTCATAGTGCTTGTTAATGCTAACCTGCACTTCACTGTGGGTGTCGCCCTGAAGCGTAACCTGAGTGTTTGCAGCTTTAACATTAGCAGAACCACGAACCGGAGCTGGAATGTGGATCGTGTCGCCTTTTTTACCGGCGTGGTTAATTTTGGTAACAAGGTTACCGAGAACGAGATTTGCCTTATAACCGGCAATAACTTCGTCGGACCACAGTTCGGGAATAAAAGTTGCACCCGTTGTGGTAGTTTGATGTCCAGTACCCAAAGCCATAATTTAATTCCTTTCTTTATAAGGGTTACTTAACGCGACCCTCCGCATAAGCAGCTAGGATTTCATCCTGTAGTGACTCATAACGATCAGGGTCAGTAGTTTTAAGTCTGATAAGATCAGCTCTACGGTAGATTTTTTTACCGGCTGTAGACTCAGAAGAAGAACGGGAAACACCTTTTCCTGCCTTCATAGCTTGTTCGCGGTTGGCTGCTTTTTCTGCTTCGACTTCACTTGTGTTATTTATCAGTGATCGCTCTTTCCAATTATTCATCAGTTCCATAGCGGCTGGTAAATTATAGTTGTGTGCCGAAACAAACAGTTGCTGCCTCACGGGGCTATCCTGAACCCACTCCTGAAACTTGGAATCAGCAACGATATCCATGAAATCAGGATGAGCTTCTTTAAGTTTGGCAGTAGTCGTCTCAATCTGTTGTGTCTGACGCTGCTGTTCAAACTCACGGAACTTAGGATGGTTTTCAATAACTTTACTGACCGCTTGTTCAGGGTTATCGAAGAAATCAACTTCCTCTTCAAGCTCTTCTGTTCCGCTTTCTTGTGTGGTAATCTGCTGTTGAAGAATACCGTCTGTTAGTTTCCTGAGTTCGCCTAGTTCTTGACCCTTCCGTCCAAGTTCTTTTTCAAGGTTTTCGTATGAAGATACGATGTCTTCCATCGACTTACCCTTGAACTTTTCAGGTAGTTCCACCTCTTGCTCTTCCTGAGGTTGTTCCACTTCGGGAGCCTCTTCGATGTTCGCATACTGTTCTGCTTCCTCAGGCGTTTCGACTTGTTCTTCTACAACAATGCTATCCATATTACCAATCCTCCGTCTATAAAGATTATGGAGTTAAAAAATGTTGGGATTAGATGTCTAACTCTAATTGATCCAACGCTAGTTTGGTGGTTTCCTCTAAATTAATTATCATATTTAGCATATCCACCTGACCCCTTCTTAAGAACAGGGTCTTCTCGTCAGGTATGTTTTGTATATTTTCCAACGATTTTGCCATATCTTCGAGTTCCTTAGTGAAGGAAACCCAAGCGTCGTTGGTAAATAAATTTAAACGTCCCTCAAGAATTTCTTTGTCAGTCACTGGTTCTGAGCTTTTGCAAGGTTAAGAATAGTTTCTGACTGTAGGTGTTGAACTTCAGGACCATTACGCATTGTTTCAGACCTTACGTTTTCAGCATCTACCTTAAGTTTTTCAATACGTGCCAGCTTTTCTGCCAGTTCCATTTGAACTTTAGCCATGTCAATCTCAGGTGATTTAGTTTGAGCTTCAGATTGTAACTTGACGGCATGTGCAGTGTCTTTCATTGCACTGGCTTTCATTTCTTCAATTTCCATCTGCAACTTCATAAGTTCAAGTTGCTGTGCCATTTGTTGTACCTGTGCGGCTGCTGGATCAGGCTGCATTGTCTGAGCAATAGCCTGTTTCATTGCGTCCCTGTTTGGTACAGAACTGTTATCAAAGATGGACATAAGAAGCATGGCATGGGGAGGAGTTCCCGGCTGAGTCATGGACATAAGCTGAATAAGCTGCATCATTTCCAACTCTTTAGCCATAATACCCATGCTTGAGTATGCTTTAAATTTGTAGTCTCCTGCCGGATACCGCTCCGGTGCAAACTGAATATAGCGTAGGGCAGACTTATGAATCAAAGGAATCAGGAAGTTTTCCTGAAAGTTCATAATAGTACGCTTCTGACGTTTGATAGATGCTGCCTGTAGCATAGACATACCAGAAGCAGTAGAGTTACGAGGGTTAGCAAAGTTACTGTTAGCCCCGTCCATTGCTCCAGTACCCATCTGAACCATACGTTCTAGTTCAGCACTTTCAGTAAATGTAGTGTTGGCTACATTTCCAAAGTTTAAGGGGAGCAAGGCTGACCGAGGATCACCGTTTGTAAGAATTGTCTTACCGGCTTTGACCTCGAACTTGACTCCCCTTGGGAGACGAGTAGCATCCACACCCATCATAGGATGTGTTGTAAGGGCCAGAGCGTCAATCCTTGCTCTTAGTTCTGCATCCAGAGCCTTCTGAGGATTGTAACCTTTCTCTGCCACGCCTCGTCCCCAGAATTTATTGGGAACCCGATCTAGCTGAAAAGACACAAACGGACGATCTTTCATCAGATATGGATTTTCAGCCGCCTTAAGAACTACCGAATCATTTGCAATAACAACAACAGCTTCTACAAGCTCGTCGTCTTCATAATCAAACTCTTCTAACAACCCTTCGGTTTTGTTGTTAAGATACTTCTTGGGAACCCGTCCCCAGTACTCTACAATCTTAACCTTATCCATATCGGAGTAATCACCATCCGACTCTTCGTCATAACCAAAGTCAACATGGTCATAACTTCCTAAAGGTTTATCTTCGTAAACCCCTTCTTTCATTCCTTCAATGATTTCATACTTAGGCTTGGCGACAACCTGTGCAACACCAAGAGCTTCGTCAATAGAAGTTACACAGGGATCAATAACAAATTCTTTTGGTGTAAGTGAGTCAACCTTTACAGAAGTAATTACATTTTCCTGAACACTAACATCTGTAGTAAGCGTGTTGGGAACAGCAGTTTCTACTGGTACACGATCTATTTCGTCTATAACATTAATCTTGGCAATGCCTGTACCGTAGATAGCAGCATTTAAAAGACACTCAACTACTGCATCTTTTACTTTACATCTGTTCAGGTCTTCCTGCAAAAGAACTTTAACTACCGTAGCATCAATGGAGTTTTGGTCAAGAACATCATCACGCAGGTCAAACCACATGTCCTGACCAAAAATAGCTTCTTCCAGTTCTGCTACAGTTGACTCAATAGCCTGTTGTGTAGCAGGAGAAATTAGTTTGGAGTTTTCGGATTCACGGTTTCTATCTTCATAAGACCAGATACCACGCCAGATGCGATAGTACTCATCCCAGTTTTCCATGTAGTTGGTGTTACGATGGGTTTCCCATTCTTCCACCTTACTTATAACCCACGAAACTAGGGATGCCTGAGGGTCTTTATATGATAGTTCATCCATAAATTAATATCCTGATACAGTATCCAAAGGTTCCCACTCGTCTAGTTCTATCTGTTGTGCAAAGTCTGCTACCGAAACTTGGTCTATGTATGCCAAAGAGTCTAACAAGTCATCGTGAGAAAGTGGACTTGGAAAGTCTAGCATCTGACTTATAAAGTGGTGGTTCCACTCTGCTTTTCTAAACTTGATCTTGCCGTGTTCAAACCTGCCCTGCAAAGACCAAACTATTCTGTCTTGCTTTCTTTTGCCGCCATGAGTAACATCTGTAAGATTAATCCAAGAACCTCTTGTTCTCATTTCATCTTCGATGTAGGGCATGATGGCATTCTTAAGCGCACCTGCTTCAATTCCTACTGTCGTTGCATTTACATCTTCAGCTATCGTAATAATCTTTTCTGCTGTCTCTTTGATGTTCCAACGACCGTGGTGTATGTCTTTAACTAACCACTCATCACCAACTACTTTAACTACTGATATAGCAGTTTCGTCTAGTTTAGAAGACTTTAGTCCTCTGGACTTATCGCTTTTTTCAAAGCCTGCCGGATCGACTGAAACCACATACGAACCCGTTTTAGAGGCCGTATCTTCATCAAACTCTTCATCATCTTCATATTTAATCCATTCTTCCTTAAATACACCACCTGAAAAACTTTCAAAGGTAGCTTCAAATTCCTGACGAAATGCCTGAGTAGACATTGATTTCTTGGCGGCTTCGATTTCATCGGGGTCCAAAAAAGGATTATCTGTTGAAACAAATTGATAGGACTCCCAATCTTTTTCGTTTTCTGGTAGTTGTGCTTCTAGCCACAGCTTGTGAAAATGGTTCTTACCTGCGGGTGTACCTATAAACAATGCACCACCCTTAACGTCTGCCAGTGTGGGCCTAAGGATCATTTCCCACACTTCTGGTTTCATTGAGGCATATTCGTCCATTACGACATATGCTAGACCTACGCCTCGTAGTGTATCTGGTCTGTCTGATCCCTTTAGATAAATCTTACGGTCATTGACCAGTGTAATTGTAGCAGTGTTTTCGTGTGTGCTTTTGATTACATTCTGGCCTACGTCCTTGAGGATTGACCAGAGAATATCTTTAGCTTGTTGAAATGTGGGGGCTACATAGAAGACA